GGATACTCCCCATCAACTTTTCGGAACATCCCCTCGCCTTCAAGCTTGGCATCTTCTAAAAAGCTATCGCGGCTTTTATTGTGCTCGGAACGCTGATCGGCGGAAATTTTGAGTTTATCTTGGAGTAACTTTTGCTGGGAAATTTCCAGTTTTAAAGACTCTAAGGCCCCCGGATCACGCCCGGCAACGGCGTCTTTATAAAGCTCCATAGCCCCTGCGGGAATAGCCCCACCGTTATTAATCTGCAACGTGGTTAGCATAATAGCAGCACGCTTCTCACGAGAGGCTTTCCCTTTAAGCGCCTCTACTCTCCGTAACGCAGTAGCGTAACTACGCAGTACCGGAGCTTTTTCCCCTGACGGTGTCAACACTTGTTTGGTATCTGATTCTAAAGGTTGGCCTTGAGCCAAATCGGCAACGGTTTGTACATTAGGGGCGCTGGGGAGAATTTCTTCAATTTCCCCGCGTTTAGCTTCTAGTTCAGCCAGTTTATTTTTGCGGCGTTCTAATACTCCCTGATTCCACTTACTTAATTTATTCCCACCTTCGAGTTTAGCCACCTGTGTTCGAGCAAATTCGATGTCTTTGGCGAGTTTATCGCGGCTGGAGTTTAGGTTATCTTTAACTTCCTCCTCCGTGATTTGTCCCGAATCAACAACGGCTTGCAAATTTCTAGGGAGGTTTAGGCGATTAAGCTTAGGTGCCGGAGTATCTTCAACAACCGCTTGCTCAGGGGCATCTTCCCCGAGGTCTTCACGGCTGTAGGCCTCCACATCAAAAGTAGTGGCCTTCTGCTCCAATTCTTCTGGAGTGTACCCATCTGCTCGAATCGCCCGTTCTAGGGTTTGGAGATGTGCCTGGGCCTTTTCCAATTCCGGGCCGGTATCCCCGGCAGAAGTTAAGGCTTCCACCTGGTTCCGGGTATTAATAAAGTTATGCCCGAGCATTTCTTGGTATACGCGATTTGCGAACTTTTCGGGGTCATGCTTTACGTCCGAAACGACGAGATTCCCGTCAGAATCGATCAGCTCATAATTGACCTTTCCGTCTTCCCCCACAAAGGCCCGATTCAAGCTAAGGCCGCCGGTAATACGTTTCAACCAGGGGTCAGCGGCCAAACTTCTAGCGGCCCCGGTGAGCGTAGCCTCATTACTCAACGTGTAGTCGCGGAAATCAATTTCGGGGTTTTTCCGGTAGGATTCCGCAAAACCCCGTTGGAAGGAGGTGGTTTGCTTTTGGGCTTCTTTAACAGCTTCCTGATCCTCATAGACCCGTTCAACGTGGTCCTGGGACCGTTGGCCAAGCTTTAGTTGTTGCCTAGAAAGGTCTAGGCGATCTTGATTTAATTGGTAATTTTGCCAATCAGAAGCCGCACGGATTCCGCCAGAGATCGCTTGATTAATAGCACCGTAATTAACACTCATAAAGGGTCCGTTAAAATAGTATGGCTAAAGCCGCCGTAGCTGCTAACTGCGTACGCTGGGCTTTAGCATTTGCACTAGCAGCTTTGTTAGCCGTCTTAACTTGCTGCTCACTGTCGGCAGAAGAACTTAAATTAGAGATAGTATCTTTGGTGATGCCCCGCCCGATATTAATCATCTCATCGCGCAAGTTTACATCTCGCTCATATTGGGCGAATCTAGCGGTATTAATAGTATGGGCGCTATTAATTCCTTGCTCATGGCTCTCCCTTACGTTCCTTTCGCGGGCAGTGACCTTATCGATGTTTACCCCATAACGGGAAGCCATACGGTCAGCGATACCACGTCCCTTAGCGAAATCTATCTGGGCATTTTCGCGCGCCGCGGCAAGTAGCTCGCCGTTACCGATAGAAGCTATTGTCTGTTTATTAAAAGGACGATAATTCGCGTCGTAGTCCGCACGCTGGGCGTTATACACCGCAGACAGCGCTTGATCAGAATCTCCTGTATAGCGCAGTGTACCGGCTTGCGGTTGAGGGCTATATTGAGAAAAGTTAGTCCAACTATAATTATTGAGCGCATTCATCAGGAGATAAACCTCCAGGCTCCACCTTCAGAGCGCCAATCTTTACCTGCATTAACTTTTACTCCGTCTACTTCTTTATTTTCCCATTCTTTTTTAGCCTTCATACCGAGGTAACCGTTGATAGCAACTTTAGCCATAGCGGCGGTGCGAGCCTGGTTAACTGTCTGCTTATTCCGGAGAGTTGAGAGGGCTTTTTGCGTTGCACGACCTGTCATGCTACTTAAGGCCGCAGTATTATCCGAGGCAATATCCTGCCCAGTCTTCATAACGTTCAGCCGCTTAATATCATTGATCTCTAGCGCCTGCGAACGCACCCCGGCTTTCATTTCACTGAGCGCTTTCCCATGTACACTACCATCACTCGCCAGCTGCATGGCCGAAGGGCCATTAAGCGAAGGCTGATATAACGATTCTGCAGATTGGGCTAAATCAGCGTTACCTTTTGCCGCTAAAAGCGGTTCTAAACTACCGTCTGCATCCTTCATGGCCGCTTTTTCGAGGTCCTGGTACCCATCCTCAATACGCTCATTCCACCGGTCGATGCCCTGTTTCGCTTGGATTTTTGTAGACTCAGGCGTTTTTTGCTTTGATGATCCACCACCGCTCATAATTTTTCCTCCGCATCCCACTCCGCGAAACCTTCTGCATGGGTAACGTGGTAAAAAGCATGCATATCTTTAGTTACATACTTAGCCCAATCCCGTCCACCAACAGCAAAAGCTGCAGCGGCAGTTAGCTGGTCGAGACTCTCGCGTAAGACGAAGGCGAACATACGTGAATTTTTATCTTCCGCCACCGCTAAACGGTTAGATACCCCCCACTGATTCAAACAAGTGAATAAAATTGGGTGTAAAAACTGTTGGTGGTCCTGGTAGAAAGTATTTAGCGGTAACTCAACGAGGCAGATACTCAGGATGTCATGCATCGTGTCAGCAAGTTTTTCTTTAGGCGTATCAGCGTCCGCTATATCGTCAGCAATCTGGGATAAATAGCCGAGCATATCCAAGAAAGCGACGGCTGAAGAATTACCCTTCATCCATACGTTTCTTTTCTCAGCTTCTACAGAGAGTTCGGGGTCCAAAGTGGCTCCTAAAAATAACTTTACAGCGTAAAGATTTAGAGACCGCCGTAGCTCATTAAATCGTGCTTAGGGAGGTCATCATTGTCAGCCTTAATTTTAGCCGATTCGATACCCTCAAGAAAAAGGTTGTTATACCCCATAGCCCTTTCCGGAGAGAAATTACTTTCATCTTGTGGGTCAGTTAGCAACAGGGAGATAGCCCCATAAATAAGTATCTCCCCCCACTTATCAAGCTCGCTATCCGGGAGCGTAGTAGCGGTAAAGCTAGGTTGTAGGATTACGTTGGCTTCGATCGTGCTTCCTGTAATCGGTGCAGAAACAATTTTTAGTTGCCCGTTTTCTTCAAGGAAATACTGTGGGGAAGTGACATCCTTACCGCGAAGCTTGGACCTAGAACCTGGTGTTAGAGACGAACCGTTATACTCTACCGAATCCACCTTAACCATCGCGGTATCTGAAGGTAGGGTCAGGGGTACTATTTCGGTATCTGCACCTGTTTCAGTAATTAATTGGCTCCATACCATCGCTTTCCGATAAAAAAGGCGGGCCGTTCGCCGTAAGGCTCTCACCGCTTTAGGGGAGCTTACTTGGACTTCTGGAGCTAACTCCGGGATTAACGTGGCGAGATTAGCCATTAGTATCTACCAACCCTAAGCCTAGAGATTCGAGGAAACGTGCATACGCGCGGTCTGCAGCTGCAGTATTTAAGGCGCTATCCGAATCCGAATCGTATATGCGGTAAACAAGGTAATTAAGTAAAGCCTCTTGGTACTCGTCCGACAGGGTAATGCTTGCGCTTTCATTAGCTAGGTCAGCCGGTATAGCCGCATATTCAAGCTCAATGGAAACACCTGCATTAGCAGGGGGGTACACTTTGAAGTCGCGAGGACTGGTACCCTTTTCATAGATAAAATGCTCTATAGAATCTGCACCAGGGGCGTTATACCAGCCAGGGTCAACCGTGGCTAATTCGTCCCAAGATACGGGGGTAACCGTAGCCCCCCCAGTATTACGTGTGACGCGGAAGAGTTCTTGCCCATCAGCGGGAAGGCTCTGATTAGTGCCAGCACCGAGCGCTTGAGAAGCGCGGGTATACCCCGCTTCCGGGCGGAAAAAAACAATCTTTCGTTGACCCGCACTTAACCAAACGACTAAGGTTGAGTCCGAATGACGTTTTACGCTTCCGTTATCGTGTACTACTGCCCTGGCCTGAGCCAAAACAGTAGAAGCTACGATAGTGCCCATTAGTCAGCCACTTCGTCCTGATAAGTATCCCAGGCTTCATCAAGCTGTCCCCGAGTGATATCCTGGCCAAGAATTTCCTCTACTGCCTTAACGCGGGGGCTACCGCCACCGGTTAATTTAGAATTATCCCCGGTCATCATAACCAGCTTAATAGCGTCAACGATTTCATCCACAGTTACCGTAGGATCAGGTTGAGGGTTTTTTTGCTCGTTAGCTGCCTGCGAAATAGTAGTGCCGCCCGTAGCAACGTTTAGTCCCTTACTCGCAGCGTCGGCGAGAAAGTAGTCCTGCAGCTCAAGTTTCTCACCTGCAGCAATGATGCAACGTTGGGTGGAGGGTGCTTTTGCAGCAATAGCCACAGCACGTTTACCTTCATTAATAACAGTAATCATATTGGGGTCTCAGTAGTTTATTAAAAAGACGGGGAGAAAAGGGGTGGGTTGCCCCACCCCAAGCCCCAAGGTAATCCTAGATTGCCGTATCTAAGCGGATAACTGCGTGGTCCTCGCTGTTGAAGACAGGCTTCTTGAAGCCGAACATCTTCGAGATGGAGATACCGTGCTGGTTACCGTAATCAAAGGAGTCTTCGACCCATTCTGGGTTACCAATATCCGCCATAGCCAGCGCTTGGGCACCGCACAACATGGTGGCCTGGCCTTTAACATCGCTGCCACTGCCCCACAAGTTACCTGCGCCGGCATTTACGTTGTTGTAAACATGGCGGAATTCGTGGACCATCAGGCCGTCGACCATGACTGAATCCGTGCCAGCGAATAAGGAGTTAGAAGCTCCTCGTACACCCGCATTACGGACGTTAGCCAGGAAGTCAGAATCCAACTTCAGTTTAGCCATGCCTTGCGGTGTAACGAACACGTGGTAAATTTCTTTACCCCCTGGCCCCTTGATGCCTCGGATATACTCATCCTTAGCATAAGCTTTAAGCTCCACTAACGCTTTATAACTGAGCGTATCAGCAGATTCTACTGAAGCCGTATTACCTGCATTCAAACCTGTAGTAGCATCCCACCGCAGATGGCGATTAGTAGATGGCGCAGTAACACCAGAAGCGAATTCTAACTCGGAGAGTTTGAACCCGCC